AGCCATTCACAGGCTGCCTTTAAATCTTGGGTAGAAGCCTCGCCACTTTTGACCCGTTTAAGGAACTCTTTAGTGACAAGGTTATGTAATTCGTTAAATTGGGCTTCAGTGGCTTTCTTCATCTTATTTTTAAAGAACTATTATTACTGGCTTTATATTTGTAATCAGAGGTTTTTCCTCCTCTGTATTTAGCTGCTCTATCTTTTGATCTTTCAGCAGGCGACATAGCTCCACGTTTCTGACCTTTCTTAGTGGCTTTACCGCTGCTATTAACGTTGCCTGATTTCTTTAATACTGATTGAGCAATTGCAAACGCTTGATTTGTTGGCTTGCCTTTAGCCTTTAACTGCTTAACTAATCTGCTTTTAATAGCAGGTGTTTTAGGCATGTTACGGACCCGTTGTATATGAAGCACCTGTTGGTGTTCTGCCGTCTTTAAATGGGTTATACCTTTTCTTCTTTTTAGTTGTAGGTTTCTTAGCTTGTGGCTTCTTTTTTTGGAGCTTGTTGTACTCCTCTTCCGTCATTTTAAAGGCCATAATTAATTAGTTAATTGCATTGGTTTCATTTTTCCCATCTAATTTTTCTTAGATGTTTCTTTTCGGCTTCTGTAAGTGCAGCTATTAGCTACCTGGAAATAAGTTTTTCTTAATCAGTTCAACCGCCTTATCATCAATGGTGTTATCTGTAGACTTTGAATAAGCTTCTAGTAGTTGTATAACTAATTCCTTAACAGCAGAAGAGCTGAGGAATGCCATGAGGATGGGCTTGATAAGTAAGATCATTTTTTCTTTTTGAATGGGTTTGGGTTCCAAGTTTTAGTTTCTTCTTCGGGTGGTTTTGTTGCTTTTAGATAAGTAGATATAGGTACTACATCACTACAAAGTGAATACACACGTGATCCAGGCATTAACATGAATCCTTTTTGTTGTAGTTCTGCACACTTCAAGACTCTGACTAACTCATAGTCAAGTCTCATCTTTTCTTCTTGTCTTGCTGCAATGCTTTTACATCTACGCAAACCTTCTCTATCTAGGGGGATCATGAAGTTAAGCTGACCTCCCCAGTTTTCAGCTATTGTGTAGCTAGAAGGGTGCATTTCGTCTTCGTCTATGTCCCAAGGCTTTGTATGATTCCCCATATAGAATGGGGAGAAAGTCATGGTAGAACCGTTACAAGATATGTTTTGTCCATATACCTGACGACTTGGCGCTCCATTGTTCTGGAACTGTACGGCTTGATTTGTGACGTTTCCGGTAGCTGCTGCCACTGGATTCGAGGTGTTATTTGTATCACCTTCATTAGCTTTTACAGGGTTTATTGAGAGAAGACTGATAAGGAGACCGTAGTAGAAGTAGTGTCGATTTCTCTTTCTATTTCTGTGATCTCTAATACTTGACTGGCTGCTCTTGTTACCACTTCTAAAGTGAAATCGCTTCCAGCTGTTGTCATGTTGAATACCGAATCTGAATCGGCTATACCTCCTGATGAGGCTGACGAATGGGTTATGTTGTCCCCAGACCATTGTTGTAATGCAGACCCATAGGTTGTAGTGGTTATTTCTTCCACTATCTCTTGGGTCGTTGTAGTTGTACTGTTCATCGAACCCTGGGTGAAGTTGGGGGTTACTAATTCTGCTCTTACTACCGTGGGTGATGTCAGTAGAAAGAGTAAAAGCCATTTTTTCATTCTTCCTTTTTCTTTACCATTGGACAATTTGTCACGCCTTTGTCTTTCGTATTACCAGTAGACAAGCCAAAGGTAGCTAAAGCTCCAGTAAAAACGGATGCTACAAACGTAATATCGCTGTTACCAGATTTCTTAACTACAGGTAGTTCTAAGTAATTTAAAGTTATAATAAATCCAGACCAAACAACTACGCCAAGTCTGACGAAAGTCCCAAGTATTTGGATTTGGGCATCTTGATCCTCTATTCCATCTTTGATTTTGTTGAGGATTCCTTTTTTTTCTGGCGGTTTTCCTTCCATTTATTGACTTTAGTTTGTAGGAACTTTTGAACTTTCTTTTTAATTGGTTCAAATAAAGATGAAGTAATAGAGGTTGTTGCTACCGCTACTATAGCTGTAGTAACAGCAGTCACTACAACTGCTGTCTCAGGTACAGGCATCTTTATATCTAGAACTGGGATTTTTAAACTTGGTGGTTCTGGTTGTTCAGTTGTCTTTGCAGGTTTTACACCTTCTGGTGCCTCCAAATCAGTTGGAGGTATCACCATAGGTTTATATGATGGTATCCGAGCTTCGGGTGGCTTAAACTCGATTTCCATAGTTGGAAGAGGTTTAGGTACAGAAGGTACTCTTATCTTACCAAGGTTTACCGACACCTGTTGTTGGAGTCTTCTGTTCGTTCACACCGTTCTCTACAGCTGTTTCAATTGCAGTTACAGTACCAGATTTGTCTGCATCTAGCTTTGCCTTTACCCAACCTAGTACAGTTGTTTCTGTAAGGTCAGCATAGGGTACTAGAGTATCAGGCTTAGGAAGATCTACTTCACCAGTAGCTCTGAATTTATAGGTACCATCTTCACCGTTAACACGGTAGATAACTTTATTTACATACCCATCAGCTAGTTCTCGTTGAAGGGTGTTGACTTGCCAAGTTTTTGTTGCCATTAGTTTTTATTTTTTAGAGTTTAGATTTACCTAAAGTTATAGCATTATCTTTTGTTGTCCAATCTTCAGTTGTCCAGATAGAAGTAGTACCATCTTCTTTCTTGTAAGCCTTGATGATTTCAAGGTGATCAACATTTCTCTTTATGTCTGCTTTCTGCTCATCTGTAAGAGATGATAGAGCTGCAAGTCTATTGATCACGGTAACGCTAGCTTCACCCTTAGTGAAAAGATCTGTTACTTCTTCTGTTGTGCGTTCAGCCATTGTTTTTTAAAGTTTCAATTTCTTGTTTAAGTTCTTGTATTGCTTTTACAAGTATTGGAATTAACTTACCAGGAGCAGCTTCAAGTTTATCTGGATTTGATTCCAGTACTAAGTTTAGATAATCAGCATCATTATCTTTTTGTACTTGTTGAAAATCTTGAGCAATGAATCCTGCTTCATAAGTTCCATCTTTTTGTATACCTTCTCTTGAATCCCACTTAAATTTAACTGGTTTAAGAGAATCAATAAAGTCTAATCCTAGATCTAAAGTATTAATATCTGTCTTATCTCTTCTATCAGATAAAGCAGTGATACTTGTTACTTGACAACGTAAAGTTGCAATACTGCTATTACCTAAGGTTATTTCGTTATCTACGTCTACAGCACTAGCATCAGCCTCATGTCCAATGCAAGTGTTATTATCTCCTGTTGTTATAGAGTCACCAGCATTAAAACCAAATGCTGTGTTATTAGCTCCACCTGATTTATATCTTAAAGCTTGATATCCAACAGCTGTATTATTATTTTCAGCTACGTTTTGGTGTAAAGCAAATGCTCCAATAGCTAAATTTCCTGTTCCTGACGTAGTGTCATAAGCTGCTAAATGTCCAATACCAATGTTCGAAGCAACAGTATTTGAATAAAGTGCTTGATGACCTACAGCAACACATTCAGCACCAGTCTGGTTTGAATATAAGGCTTCATAACCCAAGGCAGTATTACCTGATGCTGTTACAACAGTAGCTGCTCTATAACCAACTGCTGTGTTACTGGCTCCGGATGTAACTGTTGCAAGTGCATAACTTCCAACTGCTGTATTTCCAGCACCTTCACTATCTCTTAAAGCTCTATGACCAACTGCTGTATTATGTTGTACGTCTGCACCGCAACTACCTAATGCCAAATTACCCACTGCAGTATTAAAATCGCCAGTAGTCATTTGTTCCATAGACTCAAAACCTATAGAGGTGTTTTTAGTACCGTCAGTACAACCTGTTAAAGCTTTAACTCCAAAAGCAACATTCTCCTGCCCATTACCTGTTATTGAATCCAAAGCGGTTGAACCAATTGCAGTTGCGTATCCAGTTGATATTCCAGAAACACCACCTGAAATAGCAGAACCATCAACAGTTAAAGAACCTATTACGTTTACACCACCAGATGTTGTTTCGAGCCGCTTAGTCCCATCATAATATAGATCGCAAGCTCCATCTGTTCTAAACATTGCAAGATTTTCGTTGTAATCAGGATTGCTAATTTGAATATTACTACCTGTAATAACTAAATTACCAGTAGCAGTATCTCGAATATACGAATCCGATCCATCGTGATAAATTTGTAGATCATCACCTGTACCTATAAGAATCTTACTGTTATCTATAATGTCAATATCATTAGATATGAATAAGTCTTTCCAACGTGCACCACTAGCACCTAAGTCATAGGTATTGTCAGCATTAACTTTAGCGTGACCATGGAAGTTGATTTTATCACTTGCAGTTTCTAACTTCTTAGTCCCGTCGTAACATAATTCAACTGCTCCATTACCAATAACAGCTATCCCGTCTTCACTTGTTTGAGGTTGGATATAAATATCATCAGCAGATTGAAGATAGAGATCTTCATCTGTTCCTGTTGTTTTTACTACTAGATTTCCAGTACCATCATGTTTGATGTACGTATGAGATGCATCGTGGTAGATTTCTAAATCATTACCTGTACCCCATCTAGCTTTAACATTGTCGTTGAAGTCAACACCTGTCGCACCACCAACACCACCAGTAGCAGCGGCCCAAGTTAAACCTCCAGCTGCACTAGATTTAGCTGTTAATACATAATCGTTAGTTGGTGAGTTATCAGCTTTTAACTTAGCTTCAGTAACTGCTTGATCTTGTATTGCATCTGCACGAACTGCATCATCAGCTATCTGTTCATAGTTAACTGCGTTATCTGCTACCTTAGATGCTGTAACTGCGTCGTCTGCTAATTTAGCTGTAGTGACTCCTCCATCAGCAACACCACCAGTAGCAGCAGCCCAAGTTAAACCTCCAGCTGCACTAGATTTAGCTGTTAATACATAATCATTAGTTGGAGTATTATCTACTTTTAACTTAGCTTCAGTAACTGCGTCATCATTAATGCTAGCTGTTAAGACTGCGTTAGTTGTTATATGATCTTCTGTAACTGCGTCATCTGCTATCTTAGCAGATGTAACTGCATCAGCATTAATGTTAGCTGTTAAGACTGCGTTAGCTGCTATATGTTCAGAATCTACTGCGTCATCAGCTATGCAAGTTCCATTAACTGCATCAGTAGCTATCTTTGCTGTAGTAACCGCATTACTTCCTAGCTTAGCTTCAGTAACTGCGACATCATTAATGTTAGCTGTTAAGACTGCATTGTCTGCTATATGTTCAGAATTTACTGCGTCATCAGCTATCTTAGCTCCAGTAACTGCATCAGCATTAATGCTAGCTGTTAAGACTGCATTGTCTGCTATATGTTCAGAAGCTACAGCATCGTCAGCTATCTTAGCTCCAGTAACTGCATCAGCAGCTAACTTAGCTGTAGTAACTCCTCCGTCAGCAACACCGCCAGCAGAAGCAGACCAAGTTAAACCTCCAGCGGCACTTGATTTAGCTGTTAGTACATAGTCATTAGTTGGAGAATTATCTACTTTTAACTTAGCTTCAGTGACTGCTTGATCTTGTATTTTAGCTGCACGAACTGCATCATCAGCTATTTGTTCATGGTTAACTGCGTTATCTGCTATCTTAGCTGCTGTAACTGCATCATCAGCTAACTTAGCTGTAGTAACTCCTCCATCAGCAACACCACCAGATTGAGCTACCCATTCCATACCGTTAGAGGTATAGCCTAATACTTTATCTGTACCAGAAGGAGCTGCGTGAATATCTAGTTTGACTTCTGTAACTGCAGAATCTTGTATTTTAGCTGTACGAACTGCGTCAGTAGCTATCTGTTCATAGTTAACTGCGTTATCTGCTATCTTAGCTGCTGTAACTGCGTCGTCTGCTATCTTAGCTGTAGTAACTGCAGAATCTTGTATACCAGCAGTTCTAACTGCATCATCAGCTATCTGTTCATAGTTAACTGCGTTATCTGCTATCTTAGCTGCTGTGACTGCGTTATCATTAATGTTAGCTGTTAAGACTGCATTGTCTGCTATATGTTCAGAAGCTACAGCATCGTCAGCTATCTTAGCAGATGTAACTGCATCAGGCTGTATCTTAGTAGTTGTTACTGCACTAGAAGCAAGATGTTCAGAATCAATAGACGCAGCGGCGTAATGTTCTGAATCAACAGCATCATCTGCTATCTTAGCTCCAGTTATAGCGTCTGCAGCTATCTTAGCTGTAGTAACTGCGTCATTAGCTATAGTTAAAGCTCCACTACCTGTTACATCACCTGTGTGAGTAGCGTTTGTAGATTTAGCTGTATTAGCTGCTATCTCTGTATTTATAGAGTTAGCTAGTTTATCTGCTGTAACTGCATCATCAGCTATCTTAGCTGTAGTAACAGCATTATCTGCTATCTTAGTTGTTGTAACATCATCGTCAGCTAGAATTGCAATACTTACTGCACTCTCTTGTAATTCATGTATGCCAAATAAAGCTTGTTCAATGTTGGCATTTAGATCACCTGCACGAATTGATGATCCAGCCGCAAAGACTGCTTTAGGATTTTCATTACCGTCAGCCTTACCAACAGTTGTTTCTCTATAAACCCTTACAGTGACTCCACTCTTAGGAGACCCGTCTGATTCCTGAACTGAACTATCAACACTGGTGTTATTGAAAGTTATGTTAGCAGGAGAAAGTGATGGCGTATATTTAGTTGTTACTTGTGTTACTCCGTTAAGAGCAACCTTTATGTCTTCAGTTTGTAGAACAGGGAAGTCATAA